TTCCAAAAAATATTGTTGAATTTTTGTTATACAACTCGGGGTCGCCGTGCCATCTTGAACCATGAAATTCAAATATTGTATTTATTTCTTTACAATATCCATCAGCTTTGTATCTACTATTTGGTATATTATATTCACCAGAATTTTCTGCGTGTTGGATTATTATATTATAGTATTTTTCACAAAACTTTAACCAAATAATAGACATTTTACTATGTTGCTTAACAACCTGACATTTTGGACATCCTTGATAAGACGATAAGTGATTACACGGTCTTTTCTTAAATTCACCGTGTTCTTTACAAATAATTATTATGTCTGTATTTGAATTAACATAATCTACTTTTGAATAATCATATTTATCACCATAAATACATTTTGCTTTTTGTATAAAAGTTTGTAGCGTATCTCGTTTTGCTAACTAGTTCTGTTTCTACCGCACTCTTTGCAACCTTGTCCGTCTAAGTGTTTACTAGGCGATTGTAAAAATACGCCGTGTATTTTACACACGATATTAATTTTATCCATATTTGTTTTATATTCAACTTGTGAGTAATCATATTTATCGCCGTGTATTTTAATTGATTTTTCAATAAACTCTTCAGTAGTGCTTCTAAAATACTCCGAGTTTTTTATTTTCCCACATTCACTACACCCGCTTCTCAAATGATTGCACGGTTTTTGTATAAAATCGCCGTGTTTTTTACAAATAATAATAACCTTTTCAATGGCCTTTACATACTTAACTTTTGAATAATCATACAAAGGTGTACCGTCCATATTTTTATGTATATTTTTTACTTTTTCAATAAACTGGTTTTCCATAATCAATATTATAACTATAGTAATAATAGCAAAAAATAATATTTATATCAATTTTATATTTTTTTCGGAATTTGAAATATTAAAAGACTTACTAGGAAATATATCTTTATCTAAGTCATCTACAATTTTATTAATTTGATTCAATTTTTCTAAAATTGAAATATTATTTGATTTACAACCAATCCATATTTTATCCAATTTTGGATGTTTTTCAATTTTGAAATATTGACGTAATCTTTTTTTTTCCTTGTCGGCATAATCTTCATAAAAAATAACATATTTTTTTAACATATCATGTCTAATACCTTCCGGTAAAGGTTTCGCATTTACTTTTCGTGCTCGTTTTGTTCCTTGTAAAATTCCTTTACTATTTTGTTCTTGTTCTTCCCGAGTTGCAATTCTTAAATTATCCCAACAATTATTTAACGTGTCTCTATCAATATGGTCTACGCTAATATTTTTAGTTCCTTGACCATTTCCATAACAACCAGTAATAATTTGATGAATAAATAAAGATTTATTGGATGATAAAATATAACCATTTGCGTGTTTATGGAAAGTAATTTTTTTACCTTGATTTTGAGTATTTTCAAACTCTTTTATTTTATCGAATGATTTTTGACATAATTTAATGATAGTATTTTTTTCACAATACATCAATAAATATTCTTTTTCATTATAATCAATTTTCCAAATAGGATTTTTCATATAATATGGGTCTACCCCATTTTTTGAATAATGACCAGGAATATATTCTTTAACATTATAATTATTAATTATTTCTTTATGATATATGTGATAAAATTCAACATTATTTCTTCTTAAATCAAAAGGGTTATTATTTTTAAAAATATAATTTACATTATTTTCTTTAAAATTATATAAAAACATTAAATAATTTATCTTTTGTTCATTATAGTTATAACATGGATATAAATCATCTTCATTATTAAAATTAAATTTTTTACTAAAATTAATAATTTTATCTCTATCATCAATATCCATGTAATATGTTTTACCGTTATAATCAATTACACCACAATTAATTACCGAGTTAAATGAATATTTTGGTTTCATACTTTCACAATGACTCATATTATAAATTATATAATATGAATATCTTTATATTATTTTCAACTAATACTATATTTCTATTAGTTATTTTAATTACTATATGCTAACCCACCCCGAGCAGCTATACAGAAACCCAAATATTTCTATTTGAGCTCGGACTATCCCTTAAGTTATCATTGAAAGTTGCAAGCTTTCTCAAACCCATTTCATTATAGTCTCTGAACCTTCTCCATGTGCTTGCTTTAGCGCATTTAGGAGCTTGGCTGCAGATCGTCCAATCCTTTTCGTTGTTACTATGCCCGAGGTCGTTACCCTGGGTATTCAAAATGCTTTCACATAATGAAGTAGTAGAAAAGGCTATTAGGATGTTCCCGCAATTTAGAAATGTTGCCTTCATTTGATTAAATAGTCAAACAAAGACTAGCTGGTTATATAATACATTCTGATGTTTTTGAATGTATATTTGCTTTACACTGTTTATCCACATTAGGAAGCAAATATCTAATGTAGCAGCCAACTGTTGGGCACAGGTAGTAAAAATGCCCGACATAATTCTCAACACGTTATAGTTGGTGGCATAAACGCGCACCTTGGCAGTCTTGGTGCCTTCAACGGTGGCATTAGACAAGACCAATTGGAGTGTGGCGTTATCAATTCTGGAGAAGTTGCAAGTTCCAGAAGGTTGGTGCTCCTCAGGGCGAAGAGCGAAGGAATACACGTTGATGCCTTCATCAGGGTTTCTGGTGTGGGCTTGGTAAGGTTGGACCCATGAGAAGTATGTTCCTTCACGCTCAGAGAAACGATCTTGGCCGTTAAGTTGGAGCTTAGCGGTGACGACGGGGTTTTGGCCCCAGCAATGCATGTCAAGAGAGGTTTCAGTGAGGACGAATGTACCGGCATCAGAGACACCAGAGTTATCCATGTGTGGGCCGGCATCAGGAGCAGCGTAACCAGAAAGACCAGAAGCAAGGCCAGCAAGAACATCAGCAGAAAGACCAGATGTGTTCAAAGGAACAGCTGGGCCTCCAAATCCGGGTTCATTGTAAGGATTCTCAGGTCCGTTCCAGTATCCAGTGAAGTTAGGGTTGAATTGGGTTGGGACGTAGTCAAGAGCACCTGCGTCTTGGAAAAGACCGTTGGCGTTGATGAAAGCACGACTGTCGTTGGCGACAGCAGTTGGGCCACCGAAAGCATGGACGGCGTTGGGAAGAGCATCAATAGCATCAGTGTAGTTGAAGGGTTGAGCACCAAGAACCTTAAACAAAAGAGCATCGCAAGTCAAAGAAGAGCAATAATCAACGTTTTGATCGGGTTGGACGACCCAGATAAGTTCCTTGACGGGGTGGTTGAAGTTAAGCTTGATCTTGTTGGAAGATGATCCGACAGACTCATCACCAGTGAATTGGAGTTGAGTAATCAAGTATTCGTGAGGGTTTTGTGCCATTCTGCGTCTTTCGTCAGTGTCCAAGAAAACGTAATCAACGTACAAGGAAGCAGCAACCAAAGATTGGTTGTAAGCAATGGTAGCAGGGACAGGTGTGCCAAGAGTGTATTGGCCTGGTTTTCCAGTGTAAGGGTTAGAGTTGCAGTTCAATGTGGTGACAGCCCACAAGCACTCATCAATAGGACGGATATCAAGGTTAATCTTGACTTCGTGGTATTGAAGAGCGATCAAAGGCAAAGCAAGACCAGGGTTTGTGCAAAACCAAAATTGAAGAGGAATGTAAAGGGTTGTTTCGGGGAGAGCGTTACGGGGAGCGCAAACTTGACGGGGGGCCAAAGAGTCGCAAGGACCATCGACATCAGAGAAAGAAGGATCAGTGATGAAGGTGAGTTGAGTGGTGTTACCAATCATGTTGAAATAACCACGGGTTTGTTCCGAGGTCATGGTAAGTTGGTTCCAGATGTGCATCCAGTCACCATATTGACGGTCAATTCTTTGACCACCGATTTCGACTTCAACTTGGGCGACAAGTTGTTCACCGGGGTAGTCTAACCAACGGGCATAGACACCAGTGTTTTGTCCTGTAGTGTAGTTACCAAGACCCATAAGTTGGTTAACTTCGGGAAGAGTAACTTGAAGGTAAGTGCGGTAAGCTAAATCGCCGTTTCTACTGATAACACATTGAACACGACGACCAAAATCAGCTTGACCGTTGAAGGTTTGTTCAATAGATTCAATTGCAAAGTTTGTGTATCTGCGATAAGTAACTTTCCAGAAAGTAATTTGAGGATTTCCAGTAAGGTAAACGTCCTGAGCGCCATAGGCAACAAGTTGCATTAATCCACCACCCATATTTATATTAATGCTAAAGAAAAAAAAAATACAGATTTTAAATTAATTGAATTAATTAATTTAAAAAGGCGTGTTATAAATGTCTAAAGTAGAATTATAATTTTTGTAATAAAATAACATTTTTATTACCATAATATTATGATATTATTTTTTTTATGTCAAAATTGTTCTTCATAAATTTTAATAAATAAGATTCTTCTAATACTTCCTTTTTTCCTTCGTGGTTTTTTGAAAATACATAAGTATCATCTTTTTTTTTAATACTCCAACCATCTTCTAAAGCATTATACAGAAACAACATTTTTTTAAATGTAACATTATTCACTTTTATATTTCCATTTTGAATATCTTCTTCTAAATGTTCTATATTTATTTTTACATCCATTAATAAATTATTAGAAAAGTATAATTACTTTTTAACTCGTTATATAATTTACTAAACCACAATATGATAACAAATATTTTTATGTATATTTATTTTTAAATTTTTATGTATATTAGTAATTGAATAAATTATAAATTATAAAATATAAATTATAAATTATAAAATATAAATTATAAAATATATTTTATAAATTATAATTTATATATATTTTTAATTAAATAAATATTAGTAAAGTAAATTAAAGAACCATGCCTAATTTTAAGCCAAAAACAAATAGAAAAATCAAATTTAATAAAAAAACATCCATTACACTTGACGGGAAACATAAAGAATTTTTAAATGAATTTTCAAAATATGAAATTGATACTATACCTAATTTAAAAATACAAAAAAAAGAATTAAAAACACAATTAGAAAATGAAAGTAATAAATTGTCAGTAGAACAAAAACTTGATATAAATGATAAAATTATTGAAATCACTAAAAATATTAATGAAATAAAAAATAAAAAAAAAGAATATTTTTTGGATAATTCAAAATTTATATTTGACTATTTTGAAAATAAAAAAAATATTTCCAATGGAACAGTTTCATCTACATGTTCTAATAAAAATAAAATTGTAAATTCATTTTTTAAAATTAATCAAGAACATGATAATAGTAATATTTATCAAACAAAAAATAATAATATTGTCCAAAAATATTTATGTAATATTGATGATAATTTTCTTGATATAAATACATTTGTTTATCAAACAGATATTTGCCAACATTGTTTTAAAGGAGAAATGATACCACTTGAAGATGAAGGAATTATCATTTGCAATGTTTGCTCCAGAAATATACCATATCTTATTGAAAATGAAAAACCGTCTTATAAAGAACCACCTAAAGAAGTTTGCTTTTATGCTTATAAAAGAATTAATCATTTTAAAGAAATATTAGCACAATTTCAAGGAAAAGAAACTACACAAATTCCAATAGAAGTTATTGAAAATATTAAACTACAGATAAAAAAAGAGAGAATAGATTTAAATCAAATTTCAAATAACAAAACCAAAGAGATTTTGAAAAAACTTGGCTATAATAAATACTATGAACATATACCATTTATTAAAGATAAACTTGGAATTAAACCACCTATTATGAGTCCTGAATTAGAAGAAACGTTGTGCAATCTTTTTATTGAATTACAATCTCCTTATTCTAAAGCATGTCCTGATGATAGGGTTAATTTTTTAAATTATTATTATACAGCGTATAAATTGTGTGAGTTATTAGGCGAATCACAATATTTACCACACTTTCCAATGTTAAAGGATAGAGAAAAAAGAATAGAACAAGATTCTATATGGAAACAAATATGTGAAGAATTAGATTGGGAATTTATAGCTACAATTTAATATATTTTTATTTTTATTTTTTATTTGTTTTGTTCTTTTTTATAGTTTTGCTCTTTTTGCTTTTTTTCATGGTTTTGCTCTTTTTATTTGTTTTATTTTTTTTGCTCTTTTTATTTGTTTTATTTTTTTTACTCTTTTTCACCGTTTTTCTCTTGCGATTTTTTTTTCCACCATTTATTCCGTTATCACTATTTGTATGTATTGAGATTGGTGATATTGTTTCATCGTTTGGAACAACATCACTGTTACTTTGAGGACTATTTACACTTTCGAATTCTGAACTACCAGAGAAATCTTCATCCTCATTGTAATTATTATGTTGATTATTGTTTAACATAGAAGGTGATTGAAGTTGATTAACATATGGCGGCATATAATTATTATGATTCATGTCATCCGATTGGTTAAAATCAATACTTGAATTTAAGCTTGTTCCTAATGACCCTAAACCAGATATAGAATCATTAGCATTATATTCTGAAACTGCAGGATATGAAGTATTCCCACTAAAGCTATTTAAAAATGGATTTTGTGGACTATCTTCATCTTCTGGTAGTAAATCTGCCATTAATAATATATTATGAGAATAATATATTATTTAACTGTAAAGATGTGCTATGTTAATATATTTATTTAAAAACCACCAGGGAATTTAACCAAGTTAGCACCAATACCGAAACCAGCACCAGAACGAGCAGTAGAACCCATACTTGGAATGTATGTATCCAAAATACTAAACGTAGCAGCAGCAGTTAAAGCAATCAAAATGATTTCTTCAATATTTAAGGATCTTTTAGGAATAGCATAAGCGGCAATAGCAACCATAAGACCTTCGACTAAATACTTAATGATTCTTTTAATGAGTTCTCCGACGTTAATTAAACCGTTCATTATAATAAATAATAAGAAAAAAAAATATATATATTGCGATAAAAAACTTAAAACTAAATAAATATTTAAGTTAAATGAATCGTTCTAAAGAAACCAATTCAACAAAAAAATCTAAGTTTGAAAAAAAAATGGAAAATGGTCAAACGAATCCTAAATATGTTGATCTATTGGAAGAGGATAAAACCATTGCTGGACAAAAGTTTGTTTGTGTTTCTTTTGTTTCTCCCGATAAAATTTTGAAGCAAAAAGAACTTTTCTTTTTTGAAGAATTCTTAAAACAGTGGGAGTTCAATAAATCAATGGAGAAATTCATTCAGTTTTTAAATTTCGTTTCGTATAAATACAATTTGTCCTTTGATGACATTACGAATGATTTTAAGGAATTCGTGAAAGAAGAAAAGGATACTTTGTCTAAATCTTCTATGGATGACGACTATAAAACATTTTTGGACAATAATGAAGAGGAATTGGATAAGCAATTCGGAATCGCGCATAATTTCCAAA